AGTACACAACAATTGGCTTTTGCATTTTATGGTGAACCTTTGTTATCGTCTGAAATGACAAATTATTATACAGCTATACAAACATTTCAAACAACACTCGGAAGACAAGTATGATACAAGTAGGACTTTTAACAGAATCGCAAAAAGATAGCCTCATAGGTCAGTTATACGACGATGATAGCTATTTTAACCCAATACAGGATGACTTCGACCAATGGATAATTTCAGTAGAGGAAATGGAATTTTGCGTTAATCCTGAATTTCAATGGGTAAAAACATTACCTTTGATAGAATATAAACCAAAGCCGTCGCCACCATTTCCGCCAATAGACTAACATGCTATCCCTTATAACACTATCAATATTTACAGCTTGCATAATTAAGTTTTTGCATTATTGCATCGGTTCACCTGTGCAGGGCGAATACTATACAGGGCGTATATTTTCCGCTTACGGCAAGTTTATATCTAAACGTTACTTAGACTTCGAAGACAAAGAAAAAAACGGCGTGTGGGCAAAATATAACGCGTGGAAAATACAACGTGATAGTAAACTAAAGGGTCAACTTGAAAATAAAACGGCTGAACAAGCCGATAGTATTTACAAAGACTATTTGCAGCAAGTTGAACACGTTTATAATGATGTCGAAAACAATATGAAAAATAACCCGTGGTCAATGCTTGGCGCTTGCCCTATTTGCTTTGGTACATGGGTTTCACTATTTACATTTACATTCTTTGTTATATTTGTTCCCCTGCCGTGGTGGTTTATCTTCATAGGTACGCCTACCGCTGTAATTATTTCACGTTATATTAAAATATCATAATGGATTCCCTGACTATTACCGCCGATTCGCTTAACTTTTTTATGAAAGTTTTGCCCGAAATAAAGCAACAACTTTTTATTTTAAAGCCGCTTATTATTTGCCTATCATTTTTACTTTTAGTAGATTTTTTAACAGGCGTTCGCAAAGCTAAAGCATTAAAAGAAAAAATACAGTCGCGCGGTTTTAGAAGAACCATTTCAAAAATGAATGATTATTGTTTGGCAATTATTTCAAGTCAAGTTTTTACCTGGATGCTTGACCTTGAATTTACCTTATCTTATTACGTTGCTTTATTTGTTTGTGGAATTGAGCTAAAATCTATTTTTGAAAATGTTTCACAAACTACAGGTGTTGACATTATCGGTTACTTTAAAGGCTTTATTCCTAACCCTAAAGATATATTAAAAAAACCTGCAAGCGATAAACCTGCAGGCGAATAATTTACTGTTTTGCTCTTTTGTTTTCATGTGTTCTCAGGCCGTTGCGTAGTGATATGCAGCGGTTTTTCTGTTTGTGCTAACTTATGAAAGTTTCTAAGCCAAAGTTCATTTACTATTATGTAGCCCTTATTATAAAACTTTTTGTTTTCGCCCGCTTCAAATAATTGCCGTTCAAAAGTTTCTTCAAATGTCGGTAAATCTTTCATTTCTTAGCTATTAGTATTTCGTGTGTTTCAAATTTTATTAAGGCTGCAACCTGTACTACTTTGTGACGCTTAAAAAATTCATCAGCATCGTGTTCTATGTCATTAACTACAACCGTGTTTCTATCCCATAGTGCAAACTCACAATGCAATTTAAACCTATCATTCATTTGCGAATGAAACAGAAATAAAGGTATATAATCATTCGTTTTAGGTAGCTGCCTTGTTAAGTCAAAATTTAAGCATTTGTAATGGTTGCAATAAACAGGCCAAACAGATAATTCAGTAGGTATCATGCGTTGAATATCTCCCATGCCAACGCCTAAAGTTCTATTATGAAATTCGCTGGTATCCAAATTAGGAAACAATTTATTCACCGCTATCGCTACACAGTTCATTTTGTGATTTATTAAAAGCTACATAAGTTAATTTTTTGCATTCATCTAAATACCATTCAATCTGCGATTCAGGTAATGTTATTGCCATGGCTATCAATTCAGCAACCGCGCCAACGTTCTCATAAGAAGTAGTATTTAACAATTCGCGTTCATCGGGATTTGCAGCTTTTTCAAATGTATTAACAAATAGATTTATAGCTGAACGCAAATCTAAAAAACGCTTTTTCATTTCAAATTTTAGCTTGTTTGGTTCGAACTGTGCAATGGCATATTTTGCAGCTTTTAGCGACCCTAATAATAACCAAATGTTTTGCGTCAATTCGTTTACTTTTTGCTCACCAACTTTAGCGATTAGTGCCGCTTTTTTTTCTTCATTAGTCATGTCCTTTTAGTTTGTTTTCAAGTTCTTCAATTTTATGTAAATATATGTCAATCCTTAGTTCAAGTTCTTCATCATAAGGTTCTTCATTTTGAATCCATAGCAACGCGTCACAATAGCCTTTTTTGTATTCCAAAATTCGCCTTAATCGGTGTTTTTCTGTTTGTGTCATATCTTTAGTTTGCTTGACCAGTTAGCAATGTTAAAAGCAGGTATTTTAATTGATTCCAAATATTTAGGAACGTCAAAACTTGGACATGCTTTATTCTGTACTTGGTTATGCCCTGCAATAATTATTTTTGGGTTATGCTTTACAATATCATGAACGTAATTATACATGGTCAATAATTGACCAGGCGTGCGCGTATCTTTAGGCATTCGCATATCGGCTGTCATGCCACCGATATAACAAACGTGGCGGGCATTTCTATTTAGTAAAGTTGTGCCTAATACGCCCCAAGTTTGTTCCCATTCGTTTATTAGATTATCTTCATTGTATTTCCAAATGTTAACAAGTTTGCCGCTCGTTTCAATTACATCAGCATAGCCAGGCTTAGACCAACCGCGCCCGCCTTTTGAAACGGGTAACGTGTGCATAGCTATTATTTGTTCAGCTTTAGCATCGCGAAATTCAGGGCCCGCAGAACAATGCAAAAACAAGGTATGGAATCCATCGGCACAAACAGTATTAGCAACGGTTAAGGTTTTTGGCCCTGCTATTCCATCGGGAACTAAATTATAATGTTTTTGAAATTCTATAACATCATTTCGCATTGTTTCATCATAGAATCCATCAATTAAACCAGCATAGAAGTCAAGCTGTCTAAGTTGCATTTGTAGCCTTACAACGGCTAAAGAATTAGAATTTAGTGTTAGCATCAAGTTCAATAATTTTAAGTTTTAGTAATTCAATTTCTTTGTCTTTAGTTTTTATAATTTCAGCAGCTGCAAAATAGCCGCGCCCAAATTCGTGTTCAGTTTCTTTTTTTAAACGTTCACAATATAAGATAGCATCCATCAATTCTTCTTGTAAATGATTAACCCATTCAATAATGTTTAAATCATTTCTGTCAAGTGTTTTACCGTATTTTTTAATTCCTATTTCGGAACGTTGTTGAAATTTTTGTACAACAAATTCAACAATTAAATCAATAGGCTTTTCCATGTGTGTTTGTATTTTTAAATAAATCTTACCAATTCTGTTTTTATTTCGCTGTCTATGTCATTTTTAACAGTTGTTCGAATTGGAACTTCAATGGCTTTATTTTTCTTTATGCTTTGCATTATTTTAGGTCTTGAAATTCCAAAAAATATACATGCTGCATCAATTGACATAAACGTGCTAAATGTTTCATCTGAAAATATCGCCTTAACCTGTCTGTTTTGTTTTGGTATTTTACCTAACTTTTGCTTTAAATCGCTTCGGTGCTGGATGTAATTATAAACTGATTCAGCATTGACTAAGCCTTCGGTTTTTATATTACCTAAACTTATATAAGTATCAAAATGCTTTACAAATATTTCGGGCTTACCCTCGGTTAAATATCCAAAATTTATTAACTGTCTTATTCGCGTTGCGGCATAGTTCGCATTCTTTGCGCCGTTTGGCTTTATTAACTGCATCGCTTGTTCAAAGGTAAAATACATATCTTATTTTTTAAAAAAAACCGCCTGAACTTCAAAAACAGGCGGCCCAAACCAAAAGACTAATGAAAACTAAAATCTAAAATAAAAATAAGATAATTATTTAATATTTACAAGTTAAAACGGCAAATCAGCATCATTATTTTTAACTGAATTGCTTATTACTTCAACTTCTACGGGCGTGGCTTTTTGACCCGTGTTTATTTTTCTGCAATACGAAGCGATAATATCAGTATAATATTTTCCTTCATGCTCACGGTATTCTACTTTGCCTTCAATAAATAACATATCGCCCTTTTCGATTGTAATGTTATTCCAATAGCTTATCTGATGCCATTGTGTTTTTTCTTGCCATTCGCCGTTTTTGTCTTTGCTACTTTCAGATGTTGCAAAACTAAATTTTGTTAATGTTTTTTCGCCAAATGTTTTTTGTTCAGGTTCTTTTCCGACCCGACCGATTAGTGTTACGCGGTTTACCATCGTATTTTGTTTTAAGTGTTAAAGAATGATTATTAGGTTTTAATTTTCCTTTTGTCCATATTTCGCAATCGTCAAAAAAAAAGTTTCTAACTGAACCTAATTTAT